CCTAACCCTGACGCGCACCACAGCAACGGGCTATACGCCGCGATTGAATTTGTTTAGCGCGGGCAAATAAGAAAGGACAGTCATGGCAAGAAACTACACCCAATCTGCCAGCAACGATGACGATTTTGCGCTGGTTTTAACCGACAACGGCGCGGGCGGTTTGCTCTACGGCAGCCGCAGCATCGGCGGCAGCGTGGACTATGGCACAGGTGCGGTGGTGATTGACGCAGTTACGCTGTTAGGCAGCCTGAAACAGCCGCAGTACAGCAATTATCAAATCACGCGCGATGCTTCCAGCACAGGCGTGGCGTTGCAATACAAAAACACGCAGGATGTGCACATTACCGCTGCTTCGGCGCGCGTCGCCAGCATTACCAGCGCCGATGTGCGCGAAGTGAGCCAAACCATTGCCACGGGCCTGCAAACCTATGATGTGCTGAACGGCAAAGCCTACCCCCGCGCGGTGTTGTTTGACAGCTGGATTTTTGAAGTGAATGGCGAGCGCATTATTGAGCGCAATGGCACGTTGTATCGCAACTGGAACGCCAGCACAGGCACAGGCGAAGCGGTGGGCAGTTTAAGCGTGGCGGGCAAAGCCACGTTTAACGCTTTGGCGTTGGACAAAGACGCGGTGATTAAGGTGTTGCAAGGTGTGATGGTCAATGGCACGCATGAAGTGCAAAGCTATGTGGGGCGCACGGCGATTGCGCCGATTAAGCCGCAGTCGTTTACTGCCTATGCGGAAGTGGGCGGCAACACATTAACAGGCACAGCGCAGGCAGATGAAACGCTTGCAGGCAGCCTGAAAGGCAAAGTGGACAGCGAAACGGGCTTTTTTAGCATTGAGGCGAGTGAACCGATTGCGCCCGATGCGCTGCGCTACAACGCGGTATCGCAGTCCACCGTGCCGCTGGATTCCAGCATTATTGGCATCAACGCCACGCGGCTGCCGTTGGACGGCAAAGTGCCTATCTTCCGCGCGGGCGGTTTGGTGGTGATTCACAACAGCATTAGCCAAGACATCGGCAGCGCGTTTACTGCTGGGCAGACGGTGCAACTGCAACGGCAAAACCTAGACCGCCTATGCGTGAAAGACGCGGCGGGCGTGCATATTAATGCCGAGAAGTATGATTACGACTTGGCGGCAGGCACGCTCACTTGGCGCACGCCTTTGGATTTACAGGGCTATCAAATGCCCTTAACCGCCGTGCAGTTCTGGGAAGAAGACAACCGCGTGGTGGAAACCAGCATTTCAGGCAGCCTGAAACTGCAAAACCCGCTCACGCGCGACTTTCCGCTGGATGGCACTTATGTTTCCAGCGCCGTTGTGGCGGGCGATTTGTTGGTACGCGCCACCGAGCCGTTTAGTCAAAAAGCGTGGACAGGCGTGTGGCAAAACACGCGCATTGGCGAGGCATTGTTGGCAAAAACCAATGTGAAAGATTATCCGATAGAAATTTCCGCCGATGGCGCGATTAACGAGCGATGGTTGCTGAAATTCACTTCCAGCACCCAGTTTGAATTGTATGGCGAAAGCCTAGGCTTGATTGCCACAGGCGATATTTTAAGCGACCTTGCGCCGATGAACCCCGCCACCAATCAGCCTTATTTCAGGCTGCCTGCGGCGGCGTTTGGCGGCGGCTGGGCGGCGCAGAACTGCATCCGCTTTAATACCACAGGTACGCCGATTCCGCTGTGGATTGTGCGCGCCATCCAGCCCACGGGCAAACGCAGCACGCAGAAAGACGGCTGGACGGTGTGTTTGCGTGGCGACACGATTGAAGTGTAGGCAGCCTGAAAAAGATTTTTTAACCCGAAAGGAAACCCCATGACCCCCGTAACCCTCTACCAATCCACCGACACCAATGCTCCGCAGCTTGCCAACGCACAAGGCAGCCTGAAAACCCTACTCAAAGCCTGCTTGGTAACAGGCTATGGCGACAAACAGCCGTTGGGCTGGGCGATGCCGTTTGAAGAAGACCACAAGGCGGTATTTAAGCCTACCGACCCGAAATCCACCCAGCCTTGTTTGTTGGTGGACAACAGCCAAACGAGATTTGCTATTTTGCAGCCGTATCAAAAGATGACGGCGATGAATCAGGGCACGGGGCTGTTTGGGTTGGGAGCGGTGGGCTTCTCTAGCTTGGATAAGTTTGGCTATTTTGATAGCAGAAATGAACCGAAATGGTGGTTAATTGGGCATAGCAGGGCGTTTATCTTGATGATTAAGCTGGATAGCTATGATGTGAGCCAAATATTCTATTTTGGCGATGTGCAAGGTTTAGGCAGTAATAAAACTGCGCTGTATATGACCAATTCAAGCGGCTATGATTATTTGACCAGCAGCAATAAGTTTTATTCGTTGCAAAACAGCAGCGGCAATGGTGGCGTGTTGTCGCGCTCCATTAGCAACAACAATCCGATTGATTCACGCTTGCTGATGAACACGGATTTAAGCAGCTATCGCCCGATTTACCCCGACCCCGTAACCAGCGGCTTAATCGCCGATGCGGTGCATGTGGTGGAAAACCAATCATCGCAATATGTGGCGGTTGCCACGCTTTCGGGCATGCTGGGCGTGCTGAATGATATGAGCAAGGTGGGCGAGGGCACGCCCATTGAGCTGGATGGCGATAACGATGTGTGGCTGAAATTCAGCAGCGCGAGCAACCAGCATTTTTTAATCAACGCAACCCAATGGTAACGCCATGAACATTCGCTTATCGCAAGGTTTACGCCTCTCGCGCGGGGTTAAAAAAGGCACGGTATTTGCCCGCCGCTGGCGTATTTCGCGCGGCGAGTTGGCGGGCAAGGGTTATATCGCGGGCGAGGATGTGGGCATTGTTACCGTGTTGGGGCAGCCCGCCGAGCGGCATGTGTGGCTGTTTGTGCGCGATGGCAACGACATCCGCCTGATTGCCGATACGTGGAGCGATAAAAACGGCAATTACCGCTTTGACAACCTGAACACCGAACTGCGCTATTTGGTGATGGCGGCGGATAACTACGATGGCAAATATGAGCCGATTGCCTACGATGGGGTTAAGCCGTATGTGCCTTAGTGGGCGTAGCCATGGAAAGGCAGCCTGAAATGAATCTACACATCCCGCGCGGCACGGCAGACCCGCGCCAACTTGCCTTTGCCTTTGGCAGTCGCCCTAATCCATCGCCCAATCCGCAACCCAAGCCCAAACCCAAAAAAGCCAAGCCTGCTTTGTGTGTGCGCATCGGTTGGCACGCGCAAAAAGCTGTTTCAGGCTGCCTGAATATGGCGCAGCGCGGGCGATTTGCCGCTGCCGATTGGGGCGTGGAATGGGGCGAAGCGCAGCCGCTTTCAGGCTGCCTTGCCTTGCGCGGGGCAAACCCGATGCGGCTAACCCACAGCCAAAGCGTGCAGTATGGCAAAGCATGGCGGCTGGCAAACTGCCAAAGCGCAAGCAGCTTGCGCGTGCAACGTTTGCGCGTGTGCCAAAGTGGGCACAGCAATATAGCCGTTTGGCTACATGGTTGTGGCAGCGCAAGGCAAAGCCGCACAGGCAGCCTGAAAAGCTGCACCCAAACGTTTACAACACGCGCGGAATTTTTGGGACGCTGCAATCGGGCGGATTACACAGGCAAGGCGGTTTCAGGCTGCCTGAAACTGGACATCGGCACGGCAATCCCCGTTCCCTGCGAGTGGTACACGGTGGAAATTCCCGAGCCGCCACCCGAGTTGCCGCGCCGCTGCCATCCAATAGACAGCCGCCGCCTGCCGTTTGCACTAGACCGCCCGAGGGATGCCCGCAGCGTGTCGCGCATGCTGCCGTTCCCCTTTGCCTGCCGCCGCGCCCGTGCCGTCATCCCCAATTTGGACAGCTACATTATGCTCAACAAAATCCAAGCCTATGCAGGCAGCCTGAAACTCAATCCCATCGCCATCCACCTATCGCACGATAGGCAGGGCTATTACTGGACGTGCGAAGTAGAACTCTCGCCCGACGATTTCGCCGCGCTCAATCTGGTGCAGTACGACCAAGGCAAAGAACCGCTGGTAACGCTCAAAATCAACGCAAACACGTTTACCTTTATTGCCGAAAGCTACCGCGATAACCGCACCTTTGCCCGCCGCAGCTACACCGTTAGCGGGCGCAGCCAAACGGCACGGCTGGGCGCAGACTACGCGCAGTTGCAGCAAGGCATGGTTACGCAAGCGATGTATGCCCGCCAAATCGCCGATGGCGTGCTGGAAAACACGGGATTCCGTATCGGCACATGGGGCATCCCCGACTGGCTGGTTCCCGCTCGTGTGTACAGCCTTGCCGACAAAACTCCCATCGCCGTGCTGGCGGACATCGCGCAGGCGGCGGGCGGCTTTGTGCAGAGCGACCCCGCCGAGCGCATCATCCACATCAAACCGCGCTTTAAGGTTGCCGCATGGCAGCTGGCACACAGCACGCCCGATGTTTCCATCCCCGCCAGCGTCATCACCCAAATCAGCGGACAAAAACAGATTTCCACCCAATGCTACGGCGTGTTTGTCTCCGCCACGCATAATAAGGGCGTATTCCGCAAGATTGTGCGCAAAGCCAGCGCAGGCAGCCCCGAAGCATCCACATTAAGCCATGCCCTCTACACCGCCGACGAGCCTTGCCTTGCCGCAGGCATCGCCGCCTTGGGCGACACCGGCGCAAACAAAACCGAGCAAATAGAACTGCCCATAATGGAGAAATACGCGCTGGGCATCGCGCAACTGGGCGAGATTTGGCAAGTAACCGAAACGAGCGGCGCATGGCTGGGCATCGTGGACAGCGTGAGCATAACCGTGAGCCTAGAAAACGACGCACCCAAAATCATGCAAAGCGTGGGTGTGTGGCGGTATTTGGGCGAGTAAAAGGCAGCCTGAAAAAGGACACAACATGAACCTATTGCAACAATTTGACAGCATCTTCAAACGCCAAACCCGCGCCGTGGCGAAGATTACCGCCGCCGATGGCACGGGCTACCTTGCGCAAACCGCCGCAGGCAATCCCGTGCGCCTGCGCGGGGCGGGCTACAAGGCGGGCGATTCGGTGTTTTACGAGCGCAGCACGGGGGAGATTTTAGAAACCGCACCCGCGCTGGATTTGGTGGAGTTGGAAGTGGAATAGGCAGCCTGAAAGGGCGGGCAGAAAAACAGCAGCCGTTACGGGCTGCTTTTTGGATAAGACTGTTTGGATTAAAGGTATTGAAATGCTGCAAAGCGCAGTTGCCAGTATGATTGGCTACAATAACGGCAAAATTAAGACGGCAGAATAAGCCATGCGAAGCAGCGCATTGCCTATCCCTTGCCAAAGCAGAACCAGCCTGCGTTAGCCGCCGCCACACTCGCGAGTGCGGGGCGGATTGTAAACCAAAACACAGGAAGCTGCACCATGACACCACACACATCATCCACCGAGCTGCGATGCTAGTCTTGCCGGCGCAAACTGGGCGAAATCGCAGGCACATACCGCCTTGCTGTGAAATGCCCGCGCTGCAAGCAATTTAACCACTTTCAGGCAACCTGAAACATCAAAATCTAAACTTCTTTGAGCATCCACAGCATGCCTTTCGCCGCACGCCACTGAGCGTCTGTTTTGAAAGGACACTATGGATGCTCAATCTCAATCCATCCAATCCAAACCCACCCCACAACCCACAATCGGCAGCCTATTCGCCGGCATCGGCGGATTTGACCTTGGCTTTGAACAAGCAGGCTTTACCACTCGCTGGCAAGTGGAAATCAACGACACCTGCCGCGCCGTACTCGCTGACCGCTTCCCGCACGCCCAGCAGTTTATTGATGTGCGAACCTGCCTGCCAGACTTATCGCCCGTTAATGTCATTATCGGCGGCTTCCCTTGTCAAGACGTTTCCATCGCAGGCAAACGGCGCGGGCTGGCAGGCAAACGCACAGGCTTGTTCTTTGACGCGCTCCACATCGTGGATAGCCTTAAACCCCGCTGGGTTGTGCTGGAAAACGTTACGGGGCTGCTCAATTCAAACGCTGGCCAAGACTTTCAAACAGTTATCCAGTCCCTTTCCGAATGCGGGTATTTGGGCGCATGGCGAGTGCTTAATGCTGCATATTTCGGAGTCCCCACAAAACGCCGTCGCGTATTCATTCTCGCTGGATTGGGAGAGTTGCCCCCAGCCGAGTTTATGGCTGACACCGCACCAGTTGGAATGCTGGCGCAAACGCGCGACCAAGAACGGCAAGAACCCCACGCTACTTTACTGGCCGGCATCGGCGCATCAGGGATTGACCGAGCGGGTTCGGACATCATCGTTGTGCGAAACGGACGGGGTGAGATGGTTGAGCGGGCGCGAGCGGCTGCAAATCATGGGCTTTGCCTCGGACTGGATGAGACCAACGCTGCGGAAGCTCGGGCTGCGGGCAACGCCGTCTGTCCGCCAGTTGCGCGCTGGATTGCCGAAAAGCTGATTCAAACGTTTTAAACCGTTTCGCTGAAACGCTTTCAGGCAGCCTGAAAGCTATTAAACCCCATTTAAGCACCATTTGATGACCCATTAAACACAGAGTGCCTTTGAGTACCGATAGCCAAACACATACTCAAAGGCACACACATGAAAACCTACAAAAAAGCACCCTTGCCCTTTATCGGGCAAAAGCGCAATTTCCTCAAACACTTTATCCCCGTGTTGCAACAAAACATCCCCAATAATGGAGCAGGCTGGACCATCGTGGACGTATTCGGCGGCAGCGGCTTGCTGGCACACACCGCCAAACGCACCTTGCCCCAAGCCCGCGTGATTTACAACGACTTTGATGGCTATGCAAAACGCCTGCACCATATCGCCGATACGGAAAAACTGCGCCAACAATGCCTTGCTATTGTGGGCACAGCGGGCAAAAACAGGAAGCTAAGCGATGACACCAAAGCCCGCCTCATCGCCGAGATTGAAGCCTTTAACGGCTTTATGGACGTGCAAACGCTAGCGAGCTGGTTTTTATTTAGCGGCAAACAAGCCAAAGACTGGGCAGATTTAAAAAGCAAAATCTGGTGGAACGGCATTGCTCAGTCGTCCTATGCCGAAGCGGCAGACTATTTGGACGGCTTGGAAATCCGCCGCCAATGCTTTACCGAGCTGCTGCCTGAATTTGCAGGGCAGACCAACACGCTACTGCTGCTTGACCCGCCCTATGTTTCCACTGCCCAAGGCGCATACGCCAACGAGCAGTATTTCGGCATGGTGCAATTTCTGAAACTGGCAGATAAGATTAAACCGCCGTTTGTGTTTTTTAGCAGCACCAAAAGCGAGCTGTCCGCTTATGTGGATTACGTTTGCAGCACTAAGACGGGCAACTGGCAGGCGTGGGAAGGTTGCCGAAGGGTGGCGGTTAAGGCGCGGCTGAATTACAACACGGCGTATGAGGATAATATGGTTTGGAAGTTTGACTAGATTTTTAAGATAAGGATGGATTACAGATAAACAACAGCCTGCAAGGGGTAACGCTTGCAGGCTGATTTGGTGTAAAAGGTTTTGACAGGCAAAATGCAGATGCTTGCAAAAGCTAGTATCATTTGATGCAAAAGGTGGCGGCGGTTTACA